TCCTAAATCAATCCCTACTGCCATCTGGACTTGGTTTTCGTCCAGTGGCAGGTCAGGAATGTTTAAGGAGACAGAGGCAAACCAGCCTGTCGCTCCTCTTGAAATAACAACTGATTGAAGTTTACCTTTGAAGCGCAAATGCTCTTGCATTCTTACCCAGCCCAGCTTGGGTATAAATATCTTTTTACCATCAACCTTAAAGTACTGGGATGCAACATAGAAAGAATCGTGAAGACCCTTTCTTTTGAACTTTGGATAACCTGGCTTCTGCCCAGACTTAACTCTTCTGAAGAAATTCTTGAATGCTTTATCGAGATTCAAGAACGCTGCCTCTGGGCTACACTTTGTTACCTCTGTTATCCAAGGAAACTCCTGCTTCTTGATAGAGTTGAACTGTTTCTTCAAAGCATAAGCAGAGGGATGTTCTCCGGCCTCATACTGTCGCTGCCACTCAGCTAATGACCAGTTGTAAGTAAAACGAGCGCAACCACAAGCCTTTACAAAATAGGTAGTCTGAACATTATTTGGTTGAAGTTTTATTTTGTGGGCTCTTTGCATTTTCTCCCACCTCTCCGTCCATACAATCTTGCAGAGTAAGAAGCTATGAGAGCCACGATGTCTTCTGCAAATTCCTGCTCAAACTCTATCTTTGTTAGTCTCACTATATTCATAGGCATCTCTGTTGTCAACAAGTTTTATAGTTTTTATAAATTATTTGAAAACTGCTTGACCTCCTTAAAATAGAGCAGTACCACAATTAGAACAAAATTTATTACTTGTTTTGCTTTTTTTGCCACAAGTACCGCATGTAATTTTAGTTTTTACTAATACTGCTTCTTTTATCGGGGTACTTTTTATGTGGCCAACAAGTTTCAAAACAATTACATTTTCTGTGGTTTCTAAATTACCAATGAAACCATTTGAGAATTGTTGGCTTGACGTAGATCCTTTTACAGTAATACCATCTGTATTTTTTGTATCACAGTTTGCTGCGAAGACACAGGAAGAGCTACCCAAAGGTGTTGATGAGTCAGCCCAGCAACTAGGTGTATAAGTTTGATGACGTACATAAGTTTGTATAGGGGTGTTGTGCCACCAAATAGAGGCGGTACTACACTCCTCAAACTTAAATGACACCCTAACTAACCCATCATCTATTTTATTACCTCGATAGTTTGTTATTTGTTCAGTTTTTTTAATAAATTTAAATTTATTCGTTACTTTTTTATTTTTAGAGAAGCCTTCTATCTCTACAGATGTATTAGCAGGCACTATAACTTCATGATTATCTAAAACATCTTCACCATCTACATGAATACTAGCTACAGCTTTTACAGAATTAAGATTCTTTAGCATTATTGAGTATTCAGAACCAAATGGAATAAAAATATCACCAGAATTTTCTCGTAGAATTTTTCCATTTACTTTAATAGCCACAACAAATTTTTGATTATACACCATAATAGTACCCAACATTAAAGTCTCACTGTCTAAGAGACTAATTATTTAAGACAGTATGCGTAATTGCAGTTTAAGATTCTTTTGTGCGAATCTTAAGCTTCGTATCAATGTCATTTACAACTGTTTCAGTATGTACACTAAAACAAGTTGTGCTCTCCCCATTAGACAAAGTTAATAAGTTTTTATCACATGCTAAATAACGAACAGAACTACTTACAGAAGTATTTTGCAAATGTTGGTTAAATTTTTCACTGTCATCTGGTATTTTACCATAAAGTTTTAAAATAAAAATTAAAGTAATAACTGATAAAGCTATTATATTAAGACTTTTACATAGCAACATTATAATATCCATAAAATTCCTCAATAGTTATGACTACTTATACAAAACTAAATAGCTTTACTTTGGTAATCTTCAGTACACAAAAACAAGACGCTACTGAACCAAATCAGTATTGTCTTGTTTTTGCTTAATTGCTTCTTTTTTTAACTCTGTACGTGACTCTAAAAATTTAGTATAAATTTTATACATAAAAAATAAAATAATGCCAGTTTTGGTAGTGCCCGCAAATTCATGGAAATTTACTGCATTACCTGCTTTTAAAGCCACCGCTATGTCTTTTGCTGTCGTGGCATAGTTAACTAGTTCTTCTGGAGAAGGGAGCTGTACAGCATCATTGCCTAAAAAGTCTTTCAGGAGATAAAGCCCGCCAAGTAGAACTCCAGCTAAAGACTGCCCCTCCATAGACTTATACGCAGGCTTGATTATATAATTTTCATTAGATTTATTAATCATAACACACCATTTAAGTAAATCTGCTTAGTATTTTGTCAATTTACTAACTAATTCATTTATAATATATAAGTTAGTTAATTATGTCTAAACCAGTTATAGAAGCAGTTACTAAATTTTTGGTAGATTCAAAAATATCAGTATCAGATAATTTTATTTCAGGGACTGTTAGATCTTTGAAGCCAAAAGAAGTTATTTGACTTGCTTTTTCAGAATCACATTTAAGTTTCTTAGCTTTCTTATTAATACAAGTATTAATTTTATTTTTGACTGTATCAGAAAATTTACTTCTATTTAAATAAGCCCTGGCAACACGTACATGTTCACAGTCAATGGCGGGGAAAGACCGCTTAGGCCCACAAAAATCCGAGTCTTTTAATTTATTTCTATCTTTAGTAGATAGTTTTTTCGCCTCTTCTGTTTCATTCATTGTACGACTCCATTAAAAAGTTTATTAAATTTAGTACAAAACTCTTCAGGTGTGTGAGGGTCTAACCAACCTAAAATCACACCACCAGGCTCCAAGCAAAATTTAGCAGCTAGTACCATATCTTCTATCTCAGGTAATGTGTCTTCATCAATATGTTTATAAAAATCCATAAATATAAAATCGTACTTATTTTTTGTAAGTATCATGTGTCTAATACCATCTTGATTGACTATGCTGTGCTTACTAACATCATACGTTATCCATTTATTACTCCTAGTATCTAATAAGTCAATACAGTCTTTATGTGTGGCTATGACATCTTTCCTTAACTCCACAGTAGTCAAAGAAGTTACTTGTGGATAAGTTAGTATACATCTTGAAGCTACTCCTAAACCTAAACCTATCTCTAAACATTTACCTCGCGGTTTATCTCTAAGTTGTTCCATGTATACAGAGTATTCGCTTTCAAGAGCCCATAAATTGTGTCCTGGCCCTACTTCTAAAAATAGCTCATCAAACATTTCATATACAGTCACTTTACCATGCTTACTAATTACTTTACCCTCTTTAAAATAAATACCTGTAGCTGATTGCATATAAGTGCCTCAAAAGTTATTAAATCATTGCACTACATTTTCCTGATCTTGATCTTCTTGTTGGTCGTATATACTCTGTACTAATAAGTGTAATTTAGAAACCCAACTAGGGTCGTCAATATTTTTTTGAATTTCTGTGGCGAAATCTTCTATATCATGCCCTACGATTTTCAACTTTCCAGTTTCTTCCAAACTAATATGACTCAACTCATGGGAAATCATACGTTTTCTATTAATTTCTGATGCGTACTGCCAAGCTAGTGCGTCCATAGTAAGTAAACAATCATACCCTTCTGGTGCGTTAGCATCAGCAGTAAGAAATTTTACCTTCTCATTAGTTAGTTCTATAGCAGTTAAAACAACAGACCCCTTAGAAACACGCTTTTTTGTATTAAAAAGTAGCTTAAATTTAACACTTTCCAGCCAATTAAACTCGTTAGTAATAACATCGTTGAACATTGTTTCAAAATCATTGTTAGCATCTAAGTATCTATTCATTGTAATTTCCTTTTTTTAATATTATTCAACAAACATTTTAAATTCGCCTGTACGCTCGTTCACAGAATAAAAAACTTTAGTGGCACCATCATAATAACCAATACAACGCTTCTCTATAGTAAATGACTCGGCACACCCAGGGACCATAGAAGCTGAGTTACGTACAAAGTACGCAGCCTTGTCTACTAAATCCCATCGTCTATTATCAAAATAGAGCGATAGTTGTTTTATATCTTTTTTTGGAATCTGCTTCCACTCATACTGCTCTTCAGTCATTATTGACCCATCTAATAATGTTACTTCCCACCCTCTTTGCATAAAGCCTCCCTTAGTAATTTTACACCTCAGCAATTGCTAGATAATTTAGCACCACAAAAAGGACAAAAATTAATAGGCATACCATAAATATGTTTTTTATGGAAAGCCCCTTCATCTGAAATTTCTATCCATGAAATAATTATACCATAATTTTCATGTTTTTGAAACAAAAAAGGATGGTCTTCTAAAACTTTTTCAAAATTCTCACAACAAATCATAAAATAAAACCTACTTAAAGTAGGCCTCCTCAAATATTAAACTTGTTTTGTTTTAAATATCCGCATCATTTTCTGCAGCCTTCGCCCACACAAATCAGTTCTAACTAATCCCCAGTGTAGACTACAAGTAATTCCTTTACTTTTTTTCTGCTATCTGCACTTGCAGATATACTCCTTGTTACTACCAACTCAATAATTTTGTCAGCATTTTTATATAATTCTCTAGTAAATTCAGTATCATGGTTGGATATTATCACCTTACTTTTACTATTTTCTGCTAATTCTGCTAACTTTTTCTGTTTATCTGCGCCAAAGCTTTCTTTAGTGTATGCAGTAAAATATGCGGTGTCATCTAAAGGCACATATGGGGGGTCTAAATAAACAACATCTTCTTTTTTTGTATTATACATTATATTTTCAAAAGAGTCTACAAAAAAATTATAATTTTTACAATTATCACAAAACCAACTAAGCTCTTTTTCTGGGAAATATACAGTACCGTACTTACCAAAAGGCGTGTTGAATTGTCCCTTTTTATTATATCTACACAAACCATTAAAAGCATTCCTATTTAAATACAAAAAAATAGCAGCTTTTTCTAAATCATTGTTTGTTGTGTTAAAACGAGTACGCAGTTTATAAAAAGAACTTTCGTTTTTAAACTCCTCTTCAAAAAGTAAGGCACAATAGTTGATAAAAAACTGCCCCTTATTTTTTAGTTGAGTATAAACATTAATCAAATCTGTATTTATATCAGATAAGACATAATTAGATGCATGTACATTAAAAGCAACAACCCCAGAACCCAAAAACGGTTCTATGTAAGTCCCGTCTACCTTACCTATCTCATCTAAAATAACAGGTAAAAGTCTACTTTTACCACCTGCCCACTTTAAGAACGCCTTATTTACCATAAATTTCCTTAAAATTAGGGGAGAATGACCTCCCCTATAGTACTTACCGACTATTTACTAGATTTGTGTAGTAGCTTCACCATCACTTGGCTGTTCAGAAGTTTGTTGCTCTGACATAGGTTGCTCAGGAGTAGGAGTAGCTTGAGTATAAATTTTTGAAGCTACTGGATGAAAAGAGTTATTCAACTCCTCAACTTTACTATTAAGCTCTTCTACTGTCACTTCTGTATTATCAAGTGCCACTCTTACTTCTGAAAGTTTTGTCTCAATTGCCTCTAATTCTTCATCAGTAATCTTATCCTTATTATCCTTAACAGTTTTTTCCATCTGATACACAGTACTTTCTGCTTGGTTCTTAGCATCTATTAAAGCACGTTTAGCTTTATCTACGTCAGCATGTTCCTCAGCATCTGAAACCATTCTAGCTATATCTTCCTTAGATAGTCCAGAGGAAGATTCTATCTTAATAGATTGTTCTTTACCAGTTCCTAAATCTTTAGCGGCCACCGTTAAAATACCGTCAGCGTCAATATTGAAACTGACTTCAATTTGAGGAATATTTCGTGGCGCAGGTGGGATATCTACAAGGTCAAACTTGCCTAATGTCTTGTTATCTCGCGCCATTTCTCGTTCCCCCTGGACTACATGGATAGAGACGGCGTTTTGATTATCTGATGCCGTAGAAAATATTTGGGTTCTTAAACAAGGAATCGTAGTATTCTTTTCAACAATTTTTGTTGCTACACCACCAAGAGTTTCAATTGAAAGTGTTAGGGGTGTTACATCCAACAGTAATACGTCTGTTGTACCACCTGTAAGAATACCAGCTTGAATAGCTGCTCCCTGAGCCACTACCTCGTCAGGATTAACAGACTTATTAGCTTTCTTATCAAAGAACTTCTCAACCATTTCCTGAATGGCTGGAACTCTTGTACATCCACCAACTAAGATAACCTCATCAAGCTCTTCCTTTGTAAATTTTGAGTCCTTAAATATAATATCACAGAGATCCTTAATCTTTTCTACAAGATGTGAAGTCATTGAGTCAAACTTAGCCCTTGATAGCTTGGTATTTAAATGCTTTGGTCCAGCAGCATCTGCTGTGATAAATGGTAATGAGATTGAGACTTCTGTAGAAGTGGATAACTCCTTCTTAGTTTTTTCTGCTTCATCCTTAAGTCTCTGTAGTGCCATAGTATCATTTTTTAAATCAATACCATCTGACTTCTTGAAGTCATCTACTAACCAATTGATAATGGTTTGGTCAAAGTCAACTCCTCCTAGAAAAGAATCCCCATGAGAAGCAATAACTTCTACAACGTTGTCTCCTAATTCTAAAATTGAAAGGTCTGTTGTACCAGCCCCTACATCTACAATTAGAACTTTTTCTTGCTTTGACCCATCAGCACCATAACATAAGGCGGCTGAAGTTGGTTCGTTAATAATTCTCTTTACATCTAAACCAGCAATGGTTCCTGCATCCTTTGTAGCCTGCCGCTGACTTTGGGTAAAGTAAGCAGGCACTGTAATAACTGCTTCCGTTACAGCTTCTCCTAGATAATCTTCAGCATACTTTTTCATTTCACCTAAAACAGAAGCAGAGATTTCAACTGGTGATAAGTCTTTACCATCAACTTCAATTAGTACCTCACCTTCAGAGCCTTCCTTTAGTTTAAAAGGAGCAATTTTAGCAAAGTCTTGAACTTCTTTATCTTTGTAAAGTCGACCAATCAAACGCTTAGCTTCAAAAATAGTTCGTTCTGGATTAGTAGCTGCTTGTCTTTTTGCAGCATTACCTACAATTTTCCCTTCATCAGTGAAAGCTACAACAGATGGTGTTGTTCTATTCCCATCAGTAGAAACAATAATTTTTGGAGATCCGTTCTCCATAACTGAAACACAACTGAAGCCAGTACCTAAATCAATACCAATACATTTTCCCATAATAAGTTCCTTTTATTTATTTATTTATTTAAACATAAGTTGTGTTTTTAGACACAACTACCTTTTTTACTATTCGCATAATATAATCACAAAATTCTAAATGTCAATAGGCATAGTTAAACTTTTTACTCATAATTTCTTGATACCACTTAGTGTGCCACTCTCGATCTTTATTAGCTTTGCCATTACAACTTCTACAAACTGTAATTAAATTACTAGGATGACAATTCTTTTTGTTGTAGTCAATATGATGGATTGACAACATTTTATCTGTCTTATAACAATAAGGATTTTGGCAGGTGTCATTGTCTCGTAACCTAATGTCTGCTTTGTAACCTTTGTCTGACCAAATTGGACAATAACCCGAAAGCCCTTCACCGTTTATATAGTTAGGATGGTTTTCTCCAATATTATCTAAAAGGTAACAAGCTGTACATTTATGTCTTCTTCTACGCAAATCTTCTAAAGATTTTGTTTCTATATGCCCAAGTTGGCACTCGTATATTATATTTTCTTTAGTATTAATATAACCTGATATTAAGTTTAGTTTGTAACCTTTAAGCTCTTGTTTGACTTCTTCCAACGACAATGTAAGTAAGTCTTTTAAATCTTCGTATTGACAATATCTACATCCATGACCCTGCTGGTACGAATTGTATAAAATTCTATATGTATGCCCTCTTACACACTCTACATCTATATATGATCTGGAGTTGGAAAATGTTGTAGATATAAGCTTCTCTCCATTTTTGGATACTTCTTCTCTTACCTGATCAAGAGTTCTGGTATAACTATCTAAACAATACGGGCAATGTTTATCGTGCAAGAGATCATCTAGTCTTATCTTGTGTAGGTGTCCTTTGCTGCATATGTAATCTAAAGGAGTTCTATTATTGATATAATAATTTGATAAAAGTGTGTAACCCCTTGCTTTAAATATTTTTTCTACTTGTTCAAAAGTATATTTTTTCCTAAACAAAATATGCACTCCTGTTTTGATTTACATCTTTTAAAGTTTTGTACTGTAAATGATCTTTGTCACATTTACACAACATTTTGTGCCATTGTTAACATACTCTGTACTTAGTAATTCGTAACCAGCCTCCTCAAATTTATCTTTTACATACTCATACAATAATCTTATACTCATTTTAAGCTACTTTATATTTATTCCAAATATCTAAATCAAATTCTGCCGTAGTTTTCCCTGATTCTTTAGCCAAGTTAATCACTATATCTTCGATTGTCAAGTATAGTTTTTTACTACTTGGTGTATTTTTTGGTACATTGAACCCTAAACTAGCTAGATGTTTAAGCATATGGGTATCCAAACCAGCATAAGGTGAATTTTTTCTAGTATGAATTATAAAACAACGTGCTGTCTTCATACCTATACCATATATTTTTTCTAAGTCTTCTGCTGTACAAGTTCTTAAATCTAGTCCAGACCTACTTATTTCAAATAAACTACGCCCTTTACTTTTTTGACACCCTGTACCATGAAAAGCGCACTTAGTAATGATTTTATCAAGAGAAAGCATTCTAAGCATTTTAAATGGTTTAGATACACCCGTTAATAATTCCCACATAGCAACCATATCATTAGTTATTTTAGCTGCCCTAGTGCCATTTTTTCCAGCGGCCAAAATCCAAAAAACCATGTGGGCTTCTAATTCATTATAAAATAAACTATAATTAGTTATATTTGCAGCATCTACCATGTAAACCTCCTTTTATTTAACTATACTATAATATGAATGACTTTAATTATAACACATTTTACATATTAGTCAAGAAAAATTAGGAGATAGATTATGGCAAATTATTATGTGGACTTCAGCTCCGGGACAAATGGCACCGGTACTGCTGCATCCCCATGGAATGTTTTCACAGCTACAGAAAATGCTGGTGTTTCTGCTGGGGATAGTGTGTGGTTTAGAAGGTATATTGTTGCAGCAGATACTAAATTTATAGCCTGGAAGTCTGGAACAGATGGAAGTACCAGAATAAACTACATTGGCTGGCCTATTACAGGTGACGAGTATTTTGATAGTAGAGAAGAAAGTTTAAAAGCCGCTTGGGATGGTGATGCTACTCAATATGCTTATCAAAGACGCCTTACCTACGTGGCCGATACTCCGGCTGCTTTATTAGTTAGTTACATAAATGTACATAGATTTTACTTTTTGGATGATAATACTAATAACGCAACTTTACGAATGGCCCTTAGTACAAAAAACGCAAATTATATAAAAATAAAAAATTGTTATGCTTATGTATCTTATTTACCAGCAACAACAAATGATCTAAGTGCTAGTTGGTGGGGAGGTACATTAGGCTGTGACAACTCGGGCAGTATAGAAGTAATAGATAGTACTATAGATGGTTCTGGTTATATGTCTTTTAGTAGGTCAAATACTATAAAAATTAGAAATTCTAATGTTACTTTCTCTGGGTGTACTTTACAGTATGGTTCTTCAGGTATCCCTTATATATCTTACATACAAGAGGCTGCTTCTTCTTATGCTTTAAACAGCACTTTAACGTTTAACAATTGTACTTTAAATTTTAGACAAACTTCTGGAAATGTCGCGTCAGGATATTCTACTAGTAACTTTTATGCCCATCAACATTTTATTAGTTGCAACACAACTTTTTCTGGTTGTACCATAGGTATAAACAATACAGGAACCAACTCTACTACTAACTTAATGCCTATAAATATCCCTATAGCTTGTATGCGTTTTGGTGGTGGTACTTTAAATATGCAATCAACAAATACCTCTTCTATACAAAATAAGTTCACTATGTTTGAATTAACAGATAACGTAGCAGCTACTTTTAATAATGTTGATTGGACAATAGGTTCTAATACGTTTTCAAACATATTCATATTAATAAGGACATCAATAACCTCTTTGGCTTTAAGTAATATTACTGGATCAGTACCTTCTACTGGTACAGGGTATTACGACTATGAAAATTTTTCCTTTGGTTTTATAGGTTGGGATAAAGTATCTGATACAGCAAATATAACTATGACTAATATGGCTACAACTTTAGGATATGTTTTAGATGCAACAAGGCCAAATAGTGACATCGTATTCCAAAATAAAACAGTAACAGACAATAGCTGTGCTATATTAAAATATAATACTTTATACGTAAACTTATTACGCTATTTAAAGGTGTACGACAGTGATTTTTATGGGGTTAAATTAATACAAAAGACTTATGTTGCTAGTGATTTTATACAAGGGTCATCTTTAAACGCAGTAAGAGTTACACTTTATAATTCCACTTTATCTGTAGTACCTATACAAGTACACGCAACAAATATGCAAGCAATAGACGCTACAATTTATAACTGTGTAGGTGCTGGAACAGATATATTACAAGCTAATGGAAATACTATCTATACGTTGAGTTTGGTAGCCGCAAGAAATCGTGGATTTACAGGTATAGGTACTATAGCAGATGTACCTTGGGTTAGTGCTAAAGCTATATTAAATGATTTTAATAATGGTACTGCTCAATATATAAGCAATACACTAAGTTATGAAACATCAACAGCAAGCAGATCAGGTGGTGCGGGGTATGCTGTAAAAATAATTAAAAAATTAGATGATAACTTAGAAGTAATGTACCCAAATATAGGAGAAGATGCCACTTGGATATTCTTCCCTAGTGCTGCTACATATACAGTGACTGGTTATGTTATTTATACGGCCTCAAGCGGAGCTTTATCTTCTACTGATATAAAATTAGGTATAGACATAATGGGGGCATATTCTTATGAAAATACTACATCGGTATTAAGTTCGGATGATAGTACATGGACTGGTGTGGTTAGTGGTACTATTATAAAACTGACAAGTATTATTGCAATACCAAAAGAACAGTACGCCCCCGTTAAAATATATCTATCAAAAAGACTTGATGGGTTAATAGTATATTTTGATCCTAAATTAACAGTAGTGGAAAATTAATATGGGTATATTTGGTGCAATACCACTATTATTTACACCTAATGTAACTAATAGTGGTATAGTAAGTAGTTTTGGTCTACTAGTTCACGGTAATTCAACCACTTTTTCTGGAGGTCCTTCAGATGATCCTGAATTGCTTAAGAGCTTTGGACAAGAACTAAAACAATTTACAAATAATACTGTATTAGCTGGAGGTATTAAAAGCACCGCGTATATATCATCTACATCAGTAACACCTGCTCAAACATATTTTAGTAGTAATATACAAATAGCATCAATAGATTCTTTATTAAATTTTAATTATGGTATAATATTAGATCTAAAAATAAAAGCCGGTATAAAAACCTTACTTGCAGATTTAAATGTTATATCTATAGATAACATTATTGGTTATATAGTACCAACACAGAGAGAGCTAAAAGATTTATCAACTTATGTAAGAAGAGCCTTAAGAGAAGAAAATACTTTTGATGCTATAGTAGATGTAAAAGCACCATATAAACTTTTTCAAGTTTTTACAAAAAATGAGTATGTTTACGCTGCTGTACAAAAAGGGATAGAAATATTTGATTTAAATACTAGTGCTTCTTTATATATAAGAGAAGTACCTAATACACATATTACTACAATTTGGGGAAATGATACAACACTTTTCTTTGGTGGTATAGGTGGATTATTCTGTATAGACTATGTTAATTTACACGCCGATTATGCAAATGCTACAATAAATGACAGCTTTTCATTAAAATCTCAAATTGTTAGATATATACATGGTAAAGATAATGCAGTACTAGTAACAACTTCTTCTGGTGTAGAATATTTTAACTGGTCGAATAACCCAGTAATAAAAAGTAACACTTGTATTGAAAATGCTGAAAAATGTTTCTTAACTTCCGATTCAGCTTATTACTTTACAAATACAACTTTATCAGGTGAAGCTTACTGGACTTTAAACAAAAAACAGAATTTAATAACAGATTGGATACAACCAACAAAAACATTTAATACTGGGGACACATTTACTTTAAGCACAGCTTTAACAGACCTATATATAACAGAAAGAACAACTATAAGTGGCAACAATACTATATTTTGTGCAACTACAAGTGGGATATATGTTATAGACGAGGATGAAGATAAAAAAGCAATCTATTATACGAGGCAATAATGGTAAGTATACACTATATTTTAAATGGTGATTCTAACGTTTTTAATTCTATTTGGTGTGATCCTAATACTTCCTTGAATAATGGTACCATATATTTTAGTACAGGTAAAGACCTGACCATAATTCAAGTGAACAATGGACAGGCCTTCATAAAAGACTATTATACAAAAACAATGGCTGGTTCCTCTGCAGAAACCTTAGAAGAAGAAACTTCTGTAGACATAACTGTTAGTTATTAAACTATTATTTACAAAAAGCTGCTATTATCCATACTACTATGCTAACAAAAGATACTGGAAGTGAATTACATCGCCCACAATGGGCAAGGCTTCCTGCTTCAACGAGGGCCTTACTGCAGCCGTTCTCCACAGGCTTAAAATCGCGTCATCCCAACGCTATTTTACAAATGCAAAATTTAATATATTCTTAGCGGCCAAAATGTCACGATCATGCACTGCACCACACTCACAAGTCCACACTCTGTCAGTGAGTTTAAGACCTCTGTTTATAGTACCGCAGATGTTACACATTTTAGAACTTGGTTCAAAGCGACCAATTACTTTAACAGCTTTTCCGCTCCATGCCGCTTTATAAGTACAGAATGAGCGGAATTGACTCCAGGCAACATCAGAAATATGTCTGGATAACCTCCGATTTTTCAAGAGGTTAATAACAGCAAGGTCTTCAAGACAGACTGCTTGGTTCTCACTAATCAGTCTATTAGACAACTTGTGTTGAAAATCTTTCCTCTGGTTGGTTAACTTTTCATGTACCAATGCTACTTTATGCCGTACTTTGTTTCTATTACTGGAGCCTTTCTTTTTGCGAGACAAACTACGTTGTGCTCTGGCAAGTTTCTTTTTAGTGGTTTTTATTAGTCTTGGGTTTGCTATTTTTTCGCCAGTTGAAAGAATAGCAAAATCTTTAATTCCAAGATCAACCCCTATAGATTGATTAATATCTGGTACAATGGCAACTGGCTCTGGATCACTATTGTCAACCAAAATAGATGCAAAATATTTACCTGCTGCAGTACGGGATACAGTTACAGTTTTAATCTTACCCTCAAATGGCCTGTGTAGTATTATTTTAACATCTTTAATTTTAGGGAAAGAAATCTTGCCGTGTTCAAAGGCAACTTTTACACCTTGTGGACATTGAAAAGATTGTTTACTGCTTTTATTTTTAAACTTTGGGAAATTAGCTTTCTTACTAAAAAACTTTGTGAACGCAGTATCAAGGTTTCGTAAAGATGCCTGCAATGACTGGCTATTAACATCTTTAAGCCAAGGAAACTCTATCTTTAGCGGAACTAGCATATTTGTTAAGTCAAACACAGAAAGATTCTTTTTGTTTTCTTGTGTATGTGCTTTAACTTTTTGCTCAAGACCAAAATTATATACCCAGCGAGCACAACCAAAATGTTTTGCAAAATATTGTTGCTGGACGGTGTTTGGGTAGAGCCTGTATTTGAATGCTTTAATCATGCTTAAATATAGTACCTGTTGAGTGAGTTGTTAAAAATTGTTTTACATTAAACACCCGTCTTACATTCGTACCCACAAGGGGTACGGTTTTACGGCGCTATGATAAAAGATTACCTAATCCAGACAAATAACCTCCCCCATCATCGTGAATAAACAGCACATATCCAAATGAAACTAAAGTCACAATTGTTGGTAGCATCCACCAAGTAATTGTTATAGTCATCATTAACTAAATAACCAACTAAAAAAGGTGCTACCTTCTTTAGGTATATCTTCTGAATTTCTTGCAGCCCGCGCCATAGCAATATTTAGTTGGTCTATGGTAAATAATGCTGGGACTTCTTTACCATCGGAAATAACTATATATGCAGGATAATAAGCAGAGTTACTACCAAAAGATCTACAAGTATTGGCTACCTCTTCTTCCATTTTAATCTTTGAATCAATACCCATAATAACCTGATTCCTTTAACTTATAAAAACTTAATAAGTCATAAATTTTAAGTAAAGTTCCTGCTTCTCAGTCCGTAGTTTCACTCAAGCAACAATGCTCAAGCCAGAGCTGTCCAGACTCCACAGGCTTAAAATTGCGTCATCCGAACCCATAATTGATGCGGTTTTACGACGACACGATAAATACAATACTACACTACTTACGTTTATTAAAACCAAATCCCTTAGTTTTAACTTCCGTCTCTTTCTTCTCCAGAGTTTCCTGTGATACCTCTACAACAGCCTCCACAGCAACTGGCTCTTCTACAACAGGCGTATCTTCGACTACTTTAACTTCCTCAACCACTGGATCAATTGTACTAGCAGCTACTTCGGCAGCAACAGCGGCGTCTGTCTCTTTTATAGACTCTTCAATAAAAGGTTTCATAGCGGTCATTATCTTTTTACCATAACTTCTTGCCCTAGCTACAGAGTTAAGATCATTTTCCTCACACCACTTGTTCCCTAAAGACTCAAATTCTCTTACAAATGTCATAATTTCTTTAAACAAAACTTTTGATACGTTATCCATGATATCTCCTTATTATATGTTAATCTGTTACGCATGCTCTAAAATTGCTTAAGCAATCTATCTTAGCATTTTGATTAGTTTTTTGAATATACTCCGCCCTCATGTCTTCTTTCAAGGACTTTTTATATTCTTTCCTTGTTCTTATATTATAGGGTACATAAATAGCTTCCATTTTACTAATAGATTTAGCTTTTTCCGGAGCATATTCAAAATGATCACACCTTCTTGATTTATTTTGAGAAACACTATTACCTTTAAGCAAACAAATAGTACCATCAGTATTTTTACAAACCTTACATCTTATCTTCATTTAAAATCTCCTATATAAGAATACTCGCAACAAGGCCACTTTCTGCCTAAGTCATCTAAAGGCTCTGTCCAATTATCTAAGTCTAAATTATCATAATTACCATCTATAGGTACTGTGTTGCAACTACACCCTCTTGGTACACATATATCACAATAGAAATCATTTCTTTGTGGGCCATCATAACTTGGCATATATAACCACGTAGCTATATTACCGCAATCGCATAAGTCTGTCATAATTGTTTACTACCAAGAAATTAAAGTATTTTTAGTAATATTTTTAACACTTTGTGCATCCATATTATACCCCATTGTAATAATCTTAAATAAAACTCCTTATATTTTTTGTATTAAATCACTAACTATCTTACCATCAACAGCATTTCCAAATTTTTCTTTTACAATTTTTACAGCTTGCATTTTATTAGATAGCTTTGAAAAATCTATAGTAGCAATAAAAGAATGTAACTCATAAGCAGTTATTTGTTTTGGTAAGTAGGTTTCTATTAATGGTTTTAAAGTACTTGTGGAAGATGGTAGTAACTCTAAAAGTTTATCTTCGCCTGCAACAACTAGTTTAAGCACACGTATGGCTTGGGTATCAGTTAATAAATCTCCAATATATTCTTTACCATCCTTAGTACCCTTTAATCTTGAAAACTCACCCAGTATATATTTTAGGTCATTTATAGTATCACTTTTATTTTTTATAGCTAAAAGTAAATCTTCTTTTATTTTAGTATGTAAAGGCATAAATACTCCTAAAGACGTAGTACTGACTTAGTATTAACTAAGCCAGTACTACTATTTTAATTATTCTTTTACAGATAATTTTCTAAACTCTTTACCCAACTTCTCAAGAGCTAGTGTAGATTTTCTTAACCTGGCAGCAGCAGAATTATTGTCTTTTTCCACCCATTTAGCTCCATCTTCTAAAATTGTATTAAAAACTTCTTGCATTTCAGCTAAAACTGTCTTTGATGTTCTATCCATTTTATACCTCATTATTTAGTTTTACACCTTAATTCATGATACCCACAATTAGGTAAAACACGAATCCCTATATAGTACTCTTTAAGCATCAACTGCATCTTGAGTATCCACACTCTAACACACATTTTACACACCCCTCAACATTCATTAAAGAGTTCTCTCCACATTTAGGGCACTTACTAGCATCGCCCTCCATCTCGTAAGTACCTACATATTTACTAAGAACTCTTGCTACAGCTGTTGAAAAATCACTTATACTGCCATTAGTTTTCTTCATCTGATCAACGATAAATTTTGGTAAAACACCATGCCTAAGTGATGTACTAATCAAACGTGTGCTAAGCCTTTGACCATCCGTCATCAACACGGAAGCTAAATCTTTATAAACAACTGTTTGGTTTCTTATCTGTACCTCTAGTTCATATTTCCCCTTTCCTTGTTTTCTTATTATACCATCTTTACAAGTTTTTGGCAAGTATAATTCATCTGAAGCATGACCAACAAAAATCTCTAAAGGATTTCCATCAAGCAAACCAACTAAAACCGTCCATACTTCCCCTTTTATGGAAGTAAAAAACACATCGCAGGGAATCTCAGCAGGTCTTTTAGGGGCGCATGTGTATAAAATACTAGATGGTCTATTTTCGCTATTACAAATATCTGGTTGTTTACTGAACTTAGCCTCATTAGTTTTTGGGTCTTCGAAAATCAGGATCCCTTGCCTAGAACCATCTCTATAAACTGATACAGCCCTTACACCATTATCATAAGCTGCCATATAAATATTTTCCACGTCTTCTACTGTTGCTGTAGATGGTAAATTATACGTACAAGAAACACAAGCATCCACCCACTTATAGACCTTAGACATTAGTTTTATTTTCTGAAATGGGTTTATTTCGTGGGCTGGTTTAAAAAACCCTTCAGGTAAATACTTATTCACTATAGCTATAAGCTCTTTACCTACTAAACCATCACTGTCTAAAACAGAACCAGAAAAAGAGTACAACTTACTATAGTCGTCTGAGCCTTTTTCAATTTTAGAAAGTACATATTCTTGTATTCTGTTGGGAATAACAAAATAATATGTATATACTCCTTTATCAATGGCCCGTGTTCTACGCCAGTAAGCACTCCCAAAACATGGTTCAATGCCGGAAGACACACATGATTTAGGGAAAGTATTGCTTAATGACCCTGTGGGAGCAATAGACATATGAGCAGTATTACGCATATGCACTATTTTGGTAGCATCACCACCAAAAAACTCATTAATTATATTTCTAAAATAAGAGGAGCCCATAAGAACCTTTTTATCTTTAACTAGATCAAACACCTGAGCATTTCCTTTTTCTTTTCCTAAATCCATAGAAGTAGTAAATACATTATAAGAATAGTACTTCATAAATGTTTCTACTTTTTCTATCGCCTCGTCTGAGTCGTAGGCCACATCCTGTTTTAATAACCAGCCGTGGATATTTGTTATACCACAACCTATCTCTCTTGTCAACGCTACAATTTCTTTTTGCTCCGGTAAAGGTGACAAGTTTTTTTCTAGCTCATATGATATGACATTATCACTTAATCTAGTTAATAATGGTACTACTATAGCTAATTCTTTTTTGTACTCTTCTTCATCTGTAGAAAAGTTTTCCATATTTAAGGAAGCTAAATTACACACATTATACGGTGCCAAGAATTTCTCAGAACATGCATTCGATGATCTTGGCTTAAATCTTTCGTCACCTGTGGCTGTATAAATCTGCTGGGTCATGGTGCCTTCAGCCATTAAGTCAACATATTGAATGCCTGGTTCTGCCGAAGCGTGTGCTGTTTTAGAGATTAAAGTAAATAATTCTTTTGCTCTAACTTGCTTAACAACAGATGGATATCTAACATCTTTAAAATCAAACCGTAATTCCCAAAAATCATCTTTTTTTACAGCCTCCATAAAATCGTTGGTAATTTGTATAGAAATGTTAGCATTTTCTATAACACCAAGTTCACTTTTTGCTTTAATAAATTCCTCTACGTCTGGATGTTTAACAGACACGCTTAATAGCACGGCTGGCATCCGACCCTTTTGACCTACATACTCTCCTATGTTATTTAGTTTTGTAGCCCAAGGTACTATACCAGTAGATTCTTCTGCAGCATTAGATACTGGAGCCCCTCTAGGACGTAACCTAGATACATCCACGCCAAGCCCCTGTCTATATGCCGCACACTTCATCATATCATATTCACATTTAGCTATACTTTCCATGGTGTCTTCTTCTAAAGGAATGGTGGTGCAGTTGGACAAGCTTACTTTTCTTGTATTTCCTACACCAGTAAGAATGCTTCCTCCTGGTCTAAACCACCCTCCCCACAATAAAGAAAACCACAACTGTGTATACCTATCTTGCAACTCTTTTGAAGATTCCACAGAAGCCAAACCAGAAGCTACTCTCATAAACACCTCAGCAGGAGTTTCTTTATTTCCACCGTCCTTTGTATGACAATATTTAATATCAAACATATCTGAAGCAAATGCCTCGCCAGAAAGGTATTCTTTACTTGTAATGTGTTTCACGTCTTCAAAATTTACTAGTTCGTAAACCATGTGCAACTCCTTTATTATCTATAAATAATTTCTGTACTTATCATTTTCTGTACGTACATATCACATTTAACAGCTGTAACCTGCTCGTAAGTCATGTCTGAAATAAATTTACCAGAGTGTCTTATAAACCATTATACAGCTTTAGCATTTATAGTATTACTTGTAAACTCAGCTATGGCTTTCATAGCATTTTTATTACATACTACATCACTTGGTATATGTGTAGAGTATTTAATTGAATCAGTAGATCCAAAGCCACCATCACCTCTACTAGATTCTGATAACTCATCTACTTCTACTACATTAAAATGTTCTATCTTTCTAGGAATTATCTGTGCGCATCTAAAAGGCAAATCAGGTAAAGGTTTTGTTACATCTATCTTTTGTAACACTATTTTCACAGGACCAACATAACTTTTATCTAGCACACCAACGCCACCAACAAAATGCATATTATTTTTTGGAAGAGAGCTTCTGCCAACCATATCAAAATAGTAACCAAGAGGTGGTTCAAGAGCAAGTTTAGTATTGCCCATATATAAACCATTACCCATGTCCTCAAACTCTACTACACTTAAATCATAGCCACTGTCTGTAACTCTAGCTTTGTATGGTAATGTAGCGTCTTTTCTTAGTTTACATACTTTGAAGCTATCTATAGTTATATGCTTGTTACTAGACTGTCTTGGCTCGTAATTTAAAATAGAAACAAAATAATTGTACTTCTTCTCATGACACAAAGTAACGTTTTCATACATTTTTCCACAAATATCTAAAGCCTTGTTACCATAAGATCTGATGTTCAAACCATCACTATAATTAACCTCCCATAACAAAGCTAATTTTCTTAAAAATAATACTGAGTTTGAGCGTATCTTTATAGCAGGATAGTTGTAATCGTACCTAAAACCGCCATCACCATCAAAAACACCACAAAGAAATGACCAATGGAACTCTTCAGGAATGTCAGGAAATTCTATAGTGGAGCTTTTCTTACCTACATTTATACCACCTAAAGACAACAAATATTCTACAAATGTTTTACTACCAATTGTCAATTTAGCTTTTAGGCCTGTAGGAATTTCTTGGTAAGTGCATATATTTTTTCCAAATATAATATGCGATATTTTCTCCAAAAGCTCACCAGAATACTCTTTATGTTGTACTATCTGTACATTTTTCGTAGTTAAATGACCGTCAGACCATATTAAACCTAATATGTAAGCACCATTGTGATTAAGGTTGAATATACATGATAAATCTGGTACATGTTTAATAAAAGGATTTCCTTCCCCTAAATAAGATCTACTTCTAAAAATGTTTAAGCACTCTTTACTACAGAAACTGTGCTTTGTTCTGTTAAGTTCCGACTGTGATTTAAACAAGTATTTATTACATTCGGAACACTGCACTTTTTGCAACATAATTTACCCCTCCACTAATTCTTCAATATAAAGATATTTCTCACCAGCCTTACAACCTAAAATAACATAAGGGCTTGTATGCTCACAACCCTTGTCAAAATAAAACAAAGCACACCAACTACCGCATAGAACGTCGGTAGAAGAATGTGGGCAACGCCCGTTCAAGAAAAAAGATTCTTTATCTTTAGTAGATTCTAATGCGACACCATAACTTGTAAATACCTTCATAAGCCCTCCAATGTAATTTAATTATTTTTTTCTATAAAATGTGCGTATAACTGGCCACTAATAAACGAAGGGTTTTTAACAAAGAAACCAACTACACATATCGGTTCATTTAAAGACATGTCTTGTATTTTTTCTACAAAAACGTAGTTATTATAAACTATATAATCTATAGGTTTGTCATAAAAATCTTTAATATTCATAGTAATTACTTTATCAGCATATTCTAAACAAACACCAGTAAAAATATGTGTGTTTAATAAAACAGTATTAGAAAACGTAAATAAGTCATTATGATTATAAAGTAACAATTCACCACCAATGTCGTCTATTATAACATTATTAGAATATCTAGTCAACATAACTTTTGTATTATTCCCTAGTTCTACCATAATATTTTACCCAAAAATAAATTTAGTACAGCCAGTGTTAGAGGTTTACTCAATCTTGTACCCCCTCACATTTAGCGCAGACCAGTTTTGAACCATAATGCTCGTCAGCTATAAATTTCATAACATTATGTCCACATTTTTCACCAGAAACATCTTTAGTTTCACAATCCCCTTTAAGCCAACAAGGACCTATAGCAGGAGATGTGTACATAGGCATAACAGGGAAGTAGTGGTTAAAAGCGTCATCGACCGCACTTACTGCCACTTTAGCCACTTCCTCACAATGTTCTTTTGGGGACTCGATTACGATTTCATCATGAACCGATAAAATAAGTTTAGCACCAACATTAAGTTCCTCAAGTCTATCAACACAGAGTATCATGGCTAGTTTAATAGTATCGCTGTCGCTCCCCTGTACCGAGTGATTTTTAGCCGCCCTCTCTACAGCGCCAATTATAGATTTTCTGGATGGATCGCTCATTGGAGGTATATTATAAAAACGATGCCTACCTGTAATAGTAACACTACTATGAGTTCTAATGGCATCTTTAGCTGTTTTATTAAGCCAATAATTTAAAGCACTGTTTACTCTAAAGTAAGCATTAATAAGTTTTTGTGCTTCATCTTTAGAGATGTTTAAACGCTTTCCTAAGCCTACAGCAGAAATACCATAGCAATTATGTACTACAAAGCCATTAGCTAAAAACAACTCCCTGTTAGCTACTGATATATCATATACCGGTCGTATCCCTACAGATTTTATAGACTTTATTGGCAATGGTACTATATTATTTTCATATATAAAAGATAACTGTTTGTCATATACATGTAAAGCCATTAATTGTTTTTCTGTTATTTTATTAAGTTTATCTTTATTATTTAAAGAACTTCTACAACATGATAATAATCTATGTCCTATCCTATAACAATTTCTATGTTTGTAGTCTGTAGTAGATAGGTCTTTTCTTAAAATGTCATTATTAGATTCGTGTACATGCTCAATTAAAGTATTTAAAATATCTCCTTGGTAAGGTACTGAGTAGGAAGGAAATTCTTTTTCCAAATCATAACTAACAGGCGTGTACTTACTGTTTTTATAGTTAGTAAGAAAGCCGATATCACTCATAAAAAGCCTTCTACTATTTTCCCCTATTATAATAACTTTATAATAATGCCTATCTGGATATCTTTTGTCGTGACACTCTACTAGTGAAGATAAAATACCAAAATTTAATAACATACATTGCAAGTCTTTACAAAGATTCAACGCCATAGAGCTATATTCTATCTGTGATCTATTTAGCTTAGTGTATATAGTACCATCACCCTCATACAACGCTGACAAAAAAGCAGCTTGTATACGTTTTGGACTCTGTTTAATACAGTTAGGTATAGCTATATCTATAGTTTTATTAATGCATGACTTTATATCACATAAGTCATATACAAATTTAGCAAACTTTTTAGAACTAAGATTATAGTAAACTAAAGGCATTGTTTTATAGTAGTTTCTACGCACTTTCTTATACACAGAAGAAAAAATATCTTCTAATATACAAAGGTATTCTTCAACTTCAGGAGAAAACCCAAACGTCACATTCACAGGTTCTTTACGTTTATTTTTTTGTAATGATCCCTCAGATACAAACGTTCCTAAGAACTTAGCCATATTCTCGTCTAAAGTTTTAGGTAAAACTCTTTTAATGACATTTCGCATAGCATCATATGTACTTGTATCAAACACATAAAGTTCTTCTGGGAACAGATTACTACCCTTTTTTAAACAAACAAAGTCTGATTTTACATTTATATCTTTAAGTTTCTTATCTACATAATTACCATTAACATCTATAACTTTTACTTCATGGTCTTCCGTAGCATTTAAAGTATAACCATATTTTGTTTCTATCTGAAAACATTCTTTATCGCCCATGAATTTTTTATCTATTACTTCGTCTGAACCTATATCATGTGCAACAACATCTCCTATACTAATATCTTTAATTTTAACTACACCTGATGAGCATAAAATACTAGAATCTTCAGCAACGCACAAGCCAAATGATATAGCTTTTGAGGCTTTTCTTTGTTCTGATGTTACCTCATCATAAGGTACATTATAAACACGAGAGGCATTAACTGTATGTAAATCTAATCCTTTCTTGTAGGTATCAATAAAATTAGGTTCGCCAGACATGGCTCCCATGATAATTAGTTCAGCTGAATTTTGGTCAATTGTTATAAGGACCTTACCATCATCAGCGATAAAACAAGATCTGAACTTTTGTTTTCCTGGGATATTCTGTAAGTTAGGGTTATTAGAAGACAACCTACCAGTAGAAACCATTTGTTTAAAATCTGTGTGTAACCTACCAGTTTTAGGATGTATCCTATCAACTAGAGCTTCACCGTAGGTATTGACAAGCTTAGAATTTTGTCTATAAGATAGCAAATTATCAATTATTTTATTTCCTGAATATCTCTTTAAAGAATCACTAGCTGTAGACTCTACTTTTAAACCTAACTTATTTAAAGCAGATTTAAGCTGGATAGGACTAGCTATATTTACAGTAGGTATGTCAAATAAAGACAACTGATCTTGTGTTACTTGTAAACTATTTTCAATGTCTGCTTTAGCTATTTCGAGTTCTTCAGAGAACTCTTTCATCATTATTCTCCATTTATCAGTATTAAGCTTAATACCATTTAATTCCATCTCAGCTAACGGTTTTGTAAAAGCCATTTCAAGTGCTAAAACTTCGTGTAAATTATATTTATTAATACGATCAAGCTGAGCGTTTCTAATTATATCTAAAACACATACATCATTGGCGGCGTATGCAAGTTGCCTTTCAGTGTACACTTGGTCATAAATCTCAAAAGTACCTCTAGGCTCTTTGTTCATACACATGCCGAGATATTTTTCTACTAACTTTGCTAAACTAAAACCGGACTCTTGAATACCTAGATAAAGTAGAATTTCTGCCAACATAGTATCATAAATATTTTCAATATAATAACCATACTGAACTTTCAATACTTTCATATCGTAGTTAGCATTTTGTATAATTTTTAAATGCTTTTTACTTGTAAGGATGTCTTTAAATAAACTTCCGTGAATATTTATGCCTGGAAGGTCATTTCGTACATCAAAAACATAGGCCATATTTGGAACACCAATCTGTATTAAAGTTGTTCTACAGCTAAATGGATCTAATGCAGTGCCCTCAGTATCTACCTCCAATATAGATTGAGTATCTAAAAAAGATAAAACTTTCTTTGCCCTTGTTTCATCTGTAATGTACTCATAATTAGGAGTAGGTAGTTCTGGTAAATCTACTAATGTTGCTAAATCACTCATTGTTTTAATTCTCCAATATAGAAACTACTTTAAACATAATGTTGTAAAATATATGTTCCGCAGGTTTTCCAGTTAAATATATTGGAGCTGTAAGATATGTTAAAGAATTTGATATATTTTTGCCGGTCTTTATATTACTTCTCTTCAAACATCCTACGAAAAAACCGCAGACAGCTACACGAATACTCTCTACTGGATATTTTTTAGTTAGCTTGTCAAATAATAAACAAGAAGATGCAAAATCACGTTTTATTAGAAGTTTAGATAGATCCATTATCTCAGCATCGTCCTCGTCTAATATAACACCTGTCAACAAAGTCTTTATAACAGTCAAATCCCAAGAACCATCTGTTATAACAGAATCCAAAAAGTTTAAAGCTTTTCTAGGAACACCTTTAGACAAAGCGCATATATAATTTAATACGTCTTTTTTGTAAGCTACACCCTCAAATTGTGACACATTCTCAAGTAGGCCCATAATCTCAACATCTGTTAAAAGATCAAGATGTAGTAATTTACACCTGTCTAAAAACGGATCGTCATCTTTGGTCTTATTGGATAATTTTTCTGGCTCGTTAGTACAAAATATTATGTAAACATGTGAATAACAGTCCTCCAATTTTTTTAGTAAGAGGGCTTGAGCAGCAGTTGATAATTTATGGGCTTCATCAAATATTATTATCTTGTTTTTTGAATTAAAAGGAGCAGCCGCTAAATCACTTACAAGCCCCTCTACGGCGTCTTTACCATTATTGCTACCTACATTCACCTCATGTACATCTATGCTGTTAGAGCCCAATATAGAGCTACATGAAGCACATTTTAAACAAGGGCTGTTATCAACTATATTTTCACAATTTAAATGTAATGCAATTATCCTAGCTAATGTAGTTTTACCTAAACCAGCATCACCTGTCAGAAGTAACACATGAGGTAATGTATTCTTAACCATATAATTACTTACAAGTTTAATTGTAGAAGAACTACCAAGAAATTCATTAAGAGCACATGGTCTATATACAGTTAAAAAACTGTTTGCTCCTGTATTTGTTTCTCTTCTTATAAGCATAAATACTCCTGTAGATTTAAATATAATTCTGTTAACACGCCCTTACCTGCCTGAGTTTTAAAGGTACTAAAACCTAATAATGGGTTTGTACAAAATGATAATGGTATCATATTCATACAAGGTATATCAGAAATAGAACTGCCAATATAAAAAGTTTCTTCTGCACTGTAATTATAATGACGTAGTATTTCTAATAAAGTTGTTCTTTTATCTTTAGGCGCCCAATAAAACGGTATGCATTTTCTAGAACAGATATTATAATTAACGTTATTATCTGAGGACAAAAATACAAAACGAAGAGAGTTTTTCAATTTATTTATAGCCTCAAAATCGCCTAAATAAAAATCTTTAAATAATGTTATACCTACATTATCGATCTGACTAACTCCAGAAGTTAGTACACCATCTATTTCTGATACGATTAATTTTATCATCTTTTGCCTATTATCAATATGTCACAAGGATTTTTTAGTAAATCTTTACAGGGATCTTTTATAAAATGCTTAACTGAACAGCTACAACTGGTTATTATTGCCCGCCATAGCCCTTCAGACCTACTTCTAAACGTGTCATCAGTATATGTTTTTTGTAAATTTCCAGATATTATCATTACACCTTGCGGCTTCAAATAATTACATAAGTTTTCCAGAGATTTTTGCCAAACAAAGTCATCCAACTCTAAAGATAATGTATCCAAAGTATTCACAATATCGTATTGACTAGTGAACGGGCCAATGGTTTCATATAAAGTGGACTCTACAAAATCATAATTATTGTACTTATTGTACTTAATTGGCTGAGGTAAAAAATCACTAATACTGGTGACTACGTCTGTTTTCAAAGTTTCTAAGTAAAAATCTAACCACACATCCTCTACAGTTGTATCCAACACGCATAGTTGTGAAAAAGTGTCTCCATATTCTTTATATAAAACTTTCAAAATAAGATTCTTTAAAAAGCTATCGAAGTAACATTTTTCCCATTTTAACATAAAATCTCCGTAAATGCAATAGTAAAAGTAATTTAAATTACTTTATAACCTTTAGAATAAAATTAGAGCCAGCTGATTCATCGGATAAGTAAGTTAACCCTGCGTCACTACATAAGGAAGCTAACCAAGAAACATCGAACATAACATAATGAAAATTGCCTGGATAGTCTTGTCCTCCAAAAATATGGTAAGATACAAACTTAGCATCTTTACTTTCTTGGTAATGTTTAGCTGCCCAGGCCATATCTGGGGTACGGAACTCAATTACACCACCTTTTTTCAAAACTCTGGCCCATTCAGTAAGAATACTTGGAATTTCAGAAAGTGCGACATGCTCGATTATGTCGCTGGCTAAAATAAATTCAAAGTAGTTATCTGGCCAAGGAAGCTTTCTAATATCTCCTACAAGGTCTGTATGTCCTTCAATAGGTCTGGCATCAAAATTAATACAAGTAAAACCTGATCCTAGAGGATATTCTTTATAAGTCCTTTCTCCAGATCCAACATTTAATGTGTTTTTCATTTGTGTCTCCTATTATAACATTTCTTCTATTTCTTGCACTAATTTTTTGCCAACTACTTCCATAGAAAAATTATCTTGTATATATTTTTGTAGCTTTAAACCTTTGGCTTTAGCAGCTTCTTGATTATAAAATACTTCTTGCATTAAATTTGCACCATGTTCGATATCAGCTCGTGCCCAAAGTTGCTCCGATCTATACCATGGGCTATAAGGCATCCCGTGAGTAGGTGCTAGTGTATAATTAACTAAATAGCTATTATCTGGTTTTAAGAAAGCGTTCACACCTCCAAAACCTGTAGCTATGACAGGCTTACCATAAGCACCTAATTGAAATGGACCAAGGCCCCAACCTTCCCCTCTATCTAAAGTAGCATAACAATCTATACGTTTAAATACACTACGCATAGCATCTTCAGACAACATATCTGAAATAAAATATATTTTTGGAAAAACATCAAAAATCACCATACTTTTTAATTGAGCAATAGTAGCTCTTATTGCTTCTTTTTCTTGCTCAGAGTAGCTAAACCTATAAGTCTTTAATACCAAAGCTACATCTTCATTTTTCTGAAAAGCATACCAATAAGCTTTTAATAAAGACAACGGATCTTTTCTCTCATTCCACTGAGATACAAAACCAAATACAAACGTGCTGTCGTCTATACCTGGTATATTATAGCACTCTACATTATCAGAATCGTTCTTGTCTAAACAGTGTGGTACACAACCTATAGGGATAGTAACACCACTGTCCCTAAACACATCTACGTTCCATTGTGTTGGAACAAGCAGTTTATCAGCATTGTTATTTATATAAGGTACCCAATCTGGGTGAAGTTTCGTGGTTTCCCATATAGTTTGATTTATCATCAATTTCCCTGGTTCTTTATACTTTTCCCAAAACTCAGGAGTGGTACGGATGGTTACAACATTGTACTCTATGTCTTTATTAAATAAAGGTTTTAGTATTTCACCATCTTTTCCTAAATCTGGGTGATTTTCCTCAAAAGAAATAGGATGAATCGTCACAGGTACACCTTGAGATAACAAAGCTAATACATCATTTCTACAAGCTTTGCCGTATCCCGAATTGTCGGTTATCGGGCCAATATATTTAATTCCTTTAATTTTCATTTCAATCCTCCTAACATTTATATAGCATTAATTCATGAATACTACAGTTTTTTATATGCCCATATTTATAATGACACGTTACACAAACGGCCACACCATTGTCTGGGTCTAATGCAGAAAAAGCATCCAAAATTTTAGGTATTATGTGATGAGCATGTAAAGCTTGTCCTCCACAATAGTAGCATACATAATTAGCCCTTGTTAACACTTCTTTAGACCAGATACGCAATTCATACCGTGTATAATGAGAAAAATTACTAGTTTTATGTATATCTAAATAATCAATGGTACGTTTATTATAAATGGAACAAGTCTTTTTACATTGCTCAGAACAATACAATCTTGCTTCTCCTGGAACTCTACCATTTAAAGCACCTAGTCTGGCCTTTACACTATGCAAACTAGGTATAAAAACTTTATCGCATTTTGTACAATGTACTTCTAAAATTCTTATACCAAGAGCGTCCTCATAATAAGATACATTTTCTACAAAATCCAACTTTGGTGCATATGTATCATATAGTGGTAATGAGACACTTCCCAAACCTCCTCGCCATGTAGCACTTCTAGGCCCTAAATTTTTACCTAATTTAGAAGTAGAAATTTTAACCTTAGTACTATTTGTATGTTTTTTACCATAAAAATTATTATTTTCGCCGGTCCTTGCGCAAGATGTAGAACAATAGTCGGACTGCTTATATTTATATGTTAAATAAGGTTCTCCACAAAGCTTACAAGAACTACGCTCTATGTAAAAACTTTTATCGTCTTTTGTAAAATGTCCCCCTTTTGTAAGTTTAAAATTCTCTAAAGTGTCGTAACAAATACGCATAGTATTTTAAACCTCCTTTAAAATAACTTGTGCCTTTGTTGGGTACTTTCCACAGGATCTTTTATAGTTTTCAGGACAATAACCAAGAGAAACACATCTGCTTCCAGTCTCATTAAACACACATGGTAGCTGCTCTTTACATACAGCTAACATCTTATTTGCCAAATCTCTTATTTCCCACTGAGCCAAAGTACAACACCTTAATCCAAAAAAATGTAGGAGTGCTACACAATTCATAGTAAGCACAATACGTGTTTTGGCAGCATTAGGTAACACGTATCTTGCATCTTCTGGTGCAATTCCATCATCCACTAGTATATTGTATGTGCTCTGAATGTCTCGCATTAGTTGAGTGTATAACAAATATGCTTCACTATTTTTACTAATTTTTGGAGGCACGACAAAATCATCTATGTTAAATTCAACTGCTAAATTAACATACCGTTGACTCTGTTGACTATAGCTTGCAAGCCTATGTCTAACAAGTTGATGAGTTAAAGATCTTGAAACACCATCAATAGCAAAAGTAAACTTGGCGTGTTCTAAAACACTTGTATGACCAGACTCTTTTAAATAAGTCACTAAACGTGTTATCTCTTTTTCTGAACAAGCATGTCCGTCTTTTAAATCTCTAACAACTATACCAAATGAATCTTCTTCCCAAGCATCACCAACCCAACCAGCAGTATAACACTGCCTTCCTGCAGCAAAAATGAGTTCCTTAGCATTAGGTGTTACTGATAATAATCTTAGTTCCATAAGCCCTCCTCGATATAAATAATAAAACTTAACTCAGTATAGATGTATATTATACCAAGTTAAGTTTTATTATGCAACAATTATAATTGTTCTAACTTAATATTTTTAGTGTTTTTATTTACTTTACTAAGCTGTGCAGCCTCATTGTCAAAGACCGCTACCCATTGCTTAGCTATATTACCTGACCAAGTCATATTATTCTGCGCCCAATCAAAAGCATTAATAGATTTTGTTAAAGCCTCATCATAATTATCATAAACATGACACATCTTCTTTACTAAGTCATCTACATCAACAAGAGGTCGAAGAACATCATTGTCATTAGGTAGAGATGTCCACAAACTTGATGAAGAACCACTGTCAGCTAAATAACCTAAGTCTTCTGATATAAGCTCTTTCATAGAAGTGTTGTTAGGCATTATTACAGGAATCTTACAAGCCATGGCCTCTAACCAGGAATTATGTACTACTACATTTTCTGCTACGAAATCATTAGTGTTTGCTACTTGAATATCTACTAATTTCCCTTTGTAGTGTTCTTTAGATATTTGTTTAATTGGATATAATAAGTAATCATCGTTTTGTATAGCCCTATCATAACCATTTTCCCACTTACGTGTTTTATCATATACAATATTGAACATATCGAGTAATTTTCTCTTTGAAGTACCACTAACATTTACCTTGTATTCAACCCTACTAGTTCTTACAGATGATAAAATATTTAGCCTGGCCATTATTAATCTTAATGAATATGCTATATGCTTAGATGTAGTAGAAATAGAGAACTCATAAGTAGATTTACTATAACTACCATCTCCTAAGAACTCACCAAGTAGTAATTCTTTTAGTAGCTCAGGTGATTGATTTAAAATATGTTTATGTATAAACTTATTTCTTGCACCTAATCCAAACAAAGATTTAAATAAAAATGCCACTACAGAAGAATAAAATATTATAGATTGCCCATTGTAGTTTCTTCTACTTCTATGATTCACAGGATGACTTTCCAACCCAAAAATTTCTAGCATAGACTTATTTACAAAATTAATTAAATGTGTTTCATCTTTATGAAAACTAAACCCTATACTATCCATTTTAGAAGCTCCAACATGCCCCTCTGCTAAAAACAAGCCTAATAAAAACATGAGATCTTTTGTTACTTTTAGAGTCTTAGGTATAAATTTTGATTCTTTGGTGAAATTAGATTGTATTTTAAAATGTGTGCTTGTCTCAACCAAATTATTTAAGTGTGCTTTATTTAAATAAGGTTTAATAAAAGATAGTACGTCTATGGTATTGCCGGTATCTTTAGTACTATTACTCTTAGGAAAAACTAAATAGTCACCTATAGATAGTTCTGAAGCTTTTTTCCAAACACAGCCTTTATCAGTCATAACTTTGAACCCGTGCTCTGCAGAAGACTTGACTGGGGTATTTGTCATCCAAGTAGTTATACTGTATAAGTCACCATCATGCTTTTTTGTCATTATACCTTCGACAGCGTTATATGTGCCATCAGAAGACAATACTTTATCTGACACTGTTAAATCTTTAATATACTTTATACCAGTATCAGTATAAATATTAGTATCATAATGAAGACACAGGCCCATACCTTCCCCTAATGTGGTACTAACTACACAATCAACACTGTTGTATAAGTAATTAACTACCTCAACTGGATAGCCTTGATTGGGTTCCATTTTTTCAGGTAGAACTACATCTTTACCTAGTTTAATGTCCATTGCTTCAAGCAGTTTTGGTATATTCCAACCCTGATCCACTGGTGCTGTGTGCAAATACAACATTGACTCTGGAACTACTTTTTTAAATTCTTTAAATGCAAGTATGGTTCTGGGCAAGTCTTTCCTTTGTTGATTGCGGTTTACATTCATGAAAATAAATCTATCTTTACCATGAGAGAAATAAGAAGCCCTAAAAGAATTAATTTCTTCTGCAGATAATGGTTTGAAAACCTTGTTATCAACCCCGTGATAAATTACATCAACGTCTTGTTTATTAGGTAAATGTTTTAATAATGCCTGTTTACCAAACTCAGTATAGGCAACCAGTTTATCAACATCAGCTAAATTTTTACACCACTCTTCTCTCAATATACTATCCACGGGGAAGTACATAATTGTTCTGAACGGTTTAGCCCTGTTACTCTTAAGATGTTTAATAAGTTCTGGTAAAAAATCTACAATAAACGTGTCCTGTAAAACCCATAAAATATCAAAATCATGTTGCATAGCAAAATAACAAAATTTTCGTCTACCATATGGATCTCCAGCTTGATAATCAGAAGCCGGCCAAATTCTATAAGGAAAGTCATATGGGTCGCCGTGATGATTGATACCAAAGATATCTATCTCATATCTACCAGTAGCATATAATTGTGCCAGTACATTCCTTGAAACCGTCCCAAACCCTGTGGCTACTGTAGGGCTATCACAATAGCAAAGTATTTTTATTTTTTTCATAAACTCACCTATCACACTTTAATTCATTATAGCCACAGCCAGGTAGTGTGTGCACCTGTTTGTGATGTTCCTTACATAAAGTGACACAATTATTCATATCAGCTGATTCTATAGGGTTCTGAGACACCGGCTCAATATGATGGCAATGTAACTCTGCTTCTTCTATTCCAACACCACAAATCTGACATTGGTAGTTATCTCTGGCTAAAACTAGTTTTCTTAGTTGTGGTTGTACCTCTCTGGAAGTAGAAATTTTAAAGCCTTTGGGATATTTATGTTGTCCGTAAGTAGGGCAGGCTTTTTTACAATTTTCAGAGCAGTATAAATACCTATCCCCATAATTAGTGCTAGCTATAGAACCCAACCTCGATTCCACTTCTTTAATTGTTGGTACAAAAACCTGGTCACAGTACATACACTCAACTCCTAATAGCTCTAAACCGTTTTGTTCTATTTTATAAACTGGTTGGTATTTTTCTAGTTGTGGTGCGTAAGTTGTATATAAAGGTACTTTTAATCTTTTAACCCCACCTTTCCATTGTGGATTATTATCACCTGTCTGGTTAATACCTTGATTAATATATCTACAAATAGGACATATACTACCGTTATGAACTCTATTCCATGGAGCGTGGTATGTATGGAACCTATCACATTCTATTAGTAATATAGACCTATTATTAATATAATCAGCTTCACTAGATAACAGCTTGTAACCACGCTTTGCAATGTACTCTCTTACATAACTAAACGGTTGTTTAGTCAAACCAGCACATATAATACAACCGTCACCTTGACGTACATAAGAAGGTTTTTTATAGAAAACCGTACCACAAGTATTACATGAACACTTTAATGGTACATAACTACCGCTATAGACCGTATCAAGTAGAGTAAAATCAATGGAATTGAAGTCTTCTTTTACTTCCTCATAACTTAGCTTCTTCATTATATTATTTCTTAAGCTTCCTTGTAGCTAAAAAAGCACTAGTAAAATTAGTCTCACTGATATCTTCAACTATAGGAAGAACACTAGGATTCTTATCTAAATACTTTTTAAACTTTGTCGGAGATACAGAAACCAAAGATGCAAAGTCATCTAAAGGAATATGCTTACTTAATTTTTCTGCGTTATATGATGTTCTTGAATTTTGCCTCAAAACAACAGCAGTATCTCCTGAAACTACATCTCTTTCTTGAAACTTTATTTTATCAATTAGAACACTGGATAACTCATTACTACGCATCTCAAGTATTTTTTGTGTGGTTTTCAATTCTTCCCACTCTTTTACTAAATCTTCATCAGGAAGTGTATGCACATTTAAAAAAGCAAACTCTTTTTTACCACACAGTTCTTGATATTTTTCACACACATTAGTATAGTCACACCAAGCACAAAGAAAATTTATAGTTGGTTGAGCATCTTCTTTTTGTATAGATGACATTTGGTCATGTATAACTTTTAAATATTTTTCAAATTCGTCTAATTCTTCGGAAGTTCTAAAAGTATAAACAATTTCGTCTGTTCTTAGCATATCAAGGCAAAGAATTACATGCTTATATTTGGGATATAGTTTCCTAGCTACCAGACAATACATTGAAAGCTGTATATCAGTTCTTAGTTTATTGGAATCTGGGACAGTTTTAGAAGTTTTGTAATCCACAATTAAAAGTGTATCATCATTAATTTCTACAGACTTATCTATAGCACCTATTAAAGGAACACCATCTTCTGTAGTGATGTCTTGAACACCCTCAAAACCAAACCTGTCTTCAATACCTATTATTTTATTACCTATCTTGAAGTTCTTCAATTTACTTTTAATTATNTCTTTACCTACTAAGTGTTCTGAATANTCTATGATCCCGTGTTTAACAGACATCTCATCATAGTACACCAACAACTCTTTGATTTGTTTACTGCTAAACTTATCAAGGTCTTCTTCTTGCCAAATTCTTCCAGCTTTTTCCAAAGTGTCATGACAAGCTAGACCTAACTTAAAGGAGGGGTTGGCTAACTTTTCTAAATGATCAATATAAGAATACCAATATCTTAATTTACATTGTAAGAATGTGTTTATTCTGGACGCGCTTAACTTCACTATTTTACTCACTATAATCCTCCATGTATATATACCCGAAAGTTTTATCGAATCTATATTTATATTTATGTAATACAACATCTGCGTAACAAAGTAATTGTGCTTTTGCATCTATTATATCATTATCTTTCTTAAAAATCAAGTTATTTAATTCAAAAAGAGTACAAGTAAAGTTAAACAAATCTTCCTTATTTACAGAAGTAAAATAAGACTTAACTGTAGAATTACTTATAATATATGGATCTATTTTTAAAACTTCCATACATATAAATTTAGACACTCCTGCAAATTCGCTAAGTATTTTTAAAGTTTTAGTATTAATACCTGAAAATGTATCTTCTTGCACAATGTGGCTTGGTTTGAATTCTAAAAGCACTAAACTAAGTTTATCTGCGAAATCCTTTAACCTAGCTGACCTACTTAATTTTGGGCTAGTTTGTATTAAACCACTTTTAAAGGTTACACCGTCTAAAGTATAACACCAACCAGTAGAAGCTGCCGACACATCTAAACTAAAAATTCCGTCATTCATTACAAATATCTTTTATAACTTTTAATTGGTCGGCACTAATTTTAGAAACTTCTGGTAAAATTAAATGCAACTGTATAAATACATTTCCAGAAGGTGCACCTTGCCTACCTGCACCACCAGCCCCAATAGAACGTAATACAGTACCATGTGTAGCACCTACAGGAATAACAACGTCCAGTTCCTTGTCAATAGTTACCTTTCCACCAGAACATTTAGCACATTTTGTTTTTACTTTAAAACCAGTACCACGACAATTATTACATGGTGCCTGTGTCATCATCCGCATATTAAAATGGGTTACAACCTGATCTATACTACCTGTACCTCTACATACTGGACAAGTTTCTCGTTCAGAAGCACCAGTGCCATCACAAGCTGTACAAATATCCAGCAATTGAAATTTAACATTTTTTGTGGCCCCTGTGATTAAATCATATAAAGAAACAGCTAACTTAATATTAACATCTTGCCCTGGGGTAGGCCTATTCATACGAGTACCTGCACCCATACCAAAGTGATCTCTAAAAAGGTCGTTTATATCAAACCCTGAGAATGACTGCCCTGGACTATCATACTGTCTTCTGCTATCAGGATCTGACAATACATGATAAGCATCATTTATCTCTTTAAACTTTGTATCATCCCCATTATTTTTATCCGGATGATACTGTAAAGCTAGCTTTCTAAAGGCTTTTTTTATTTCTTCGTCTGAAGCAGTGTTAGCAACACCTAAAATAGAATAATAGTCTTTCATAAATTAATCCCCTAATATTGTAACAATTCTACCAGTGATAGTAATAGTATTATCATCTATTTCAAACTTTATAGGGCAAAACAACTGATTGTCTGCCAAGTCCGGATAACTTTTTAAACCAAACAACACTTTAGTTATAGTAGACACACTTAAGACATTGTTTTCAAAAATTGCAAACTTACCATCCTCTTCAGAAAAGAAGTCAGGGTCTAATTCTAAATAAGTACCCTTACAAGGCACTGTCATAGAAAAAGAATCAATACCTATATGTATTTTATAGTTATTGGCTGGTAACATAGCTAGTGTTGGCATAGCATACATAACATCTTCTTTTACGTCGGCATCATTTTCCATAAACTCTCCTCTAATTATAATAAAATAAAACTATCAATTACTACATTTGTCCAGTATACTTTCTGTGGTCCCTGACAGTACTTACATTTTGTGTCATATGATGTTTCTTCTATATGACCAAACAATTTAATATAAGTATCATTAGGTAAATCTGATAAAAGTTCCGCTATATTTCCCCAAGCACATACCTTAATATACTGAAAAGAATCCTCAGCTGGTATCGCTAGTTTACACTTAAAATTAGTAGAATCATTATAGATATTTACTTCTTTATACTTTATTTTTCCCACTAATTTAACAACGTTATCACCTAATATAGTCATTTAAATACCTATAAATTATTTCAGAATTAAGTTCCGCTGGACTGTCTGTCTCCTCATCAACATCATTTGTGATGTCTATATCTACAACAAACGTGCCTATATTTTCTAAAGTAGCTTTACCAGATAAAGCACCTGTTCTACCTGCCTTGTCTGCGTCATACATTATGATAACGCCTTTGGAAGCATAAATCTTTAGTAGCTCCACCTGTCCTGAGCTTATAAAAGAACCCATAGTACAAACTACATTATAAATACCGTAATCGTACAAACGCCAAACAGATTTAAATCCCTCAACAATAATTAATGGTGCTATATTACCATATATTTTAGCATTATGCAAGTTATAAAGTACAGAATCTTTAATAAAACCAGAAGTTATTATATATTTAAAAGAATCATCTGGTGGATTTAAACGGGTATCTTTTAAAGAGTACGCTTTTAACAACCCTTCTGCGTCTCTAATGGGTATTATATCACGTCTTATACCATAGTCATCTGTAAAACCTCCAGCTATCTCAAAATAATTTAAAGTATTATCTGAAAAATTATCTTTCTTTTTAAAAGTTGTGGATCTTAGAGGTCTATAAGAAATTAAATGATCTTCACTTACATAGTCTGGTTTTTTTGGTGAGGCGTAACTTTTGATAAAAGCATCCTTATCTCTTGAAAATTGGTTTGAAATTCTTACATCAGAATTTAAAGTAGTGTCACCAACTAAATCTTGAAGATACTTAACAGCCTCTTTAAAATCTATTTTTAATACACCTTTTATTAGACCTATTAAATCATAACCGTAAGTTTCTTGACACTTATTTGTAAAACATATCCACGTTCTAGTATCTTTATTCAATCTAAAAGCACTTTTATTATCTCCACCATGCACAGCGCAAGAAGCCCGTATCTCTCTCGTATTTTCAGTAGTAATTTTAAAACCTAAAGAATGTAAAAGTAATGATAAATCCACACTCTCTTTTAATAACTGTATATCGTCTTTACTGTAAGAAGTCATTGTATTCATTTAAACCAGTAGAAGTTTCTTTACCTAAGTCTATCTTCAAATCAGATAAGTAATCAAAAGTTTCTATTTGATTCTCTTGACTTACCTCTAAAACACGTAATTTAGTCTTTTTAAATTTGAAGCCTATACCCCACTCACCAGTTGTGCCGCCCCTTCTTGTGTCCCTAATACACAGGCTGTAGTGACCAGCTAAATCAAGATCAACCGCTTCTTCTTCAGCTTTTTTTAAATCTCTGAGCCCCCAAAAAGCCACAACGTCACCATAACGTGCCACCCTATCTGAATCTGCAACATCTCCTGCCCTATTGACTTGCACTGCGGCTAAAAAAGGTATATTCAATTGCCCAGACAAGTCTTTTAAGCGTGTTGTTACATCTCCTAAAATCTGATACTCTTTTCTACCAGCTTCTATACTGGAGGACTCTGGTTCTTTGATATAATCAAAGACAGCCAACTGAATGTCTTCTTTAAACTTATATTTTTTATACAAAGCTGAAATCTTTTCTAAATTATATCCAGGTAAGTAATGATGAAAAAGTTTACTTTTGCCTAAGTACTTAACAGCATCTTGAAGTCTTTTTAGAACTTCTTTGTCGTCTTTAAAACCACCGTGTTTAATTGTTCTTTCCTGCACACCACTAATGATAGCTAAAACCCTATCACGCCACTCTTTAAAAGTCATTTCTGTATCTACGTATAAAGTAGGTAATCCGTCATTAACAGCGACATGTGTAGCAACGTTTGTTAAAAAAGTAGACTTACCCATCTTCTTTCTAGCCGCCACAATCATCAAAGTTCCTGGAACTAGGCCGTCAATAACTTTATCTAAAATAGGATAACCTGTAGACAAGCCTATAACTGGAGTATGCGTATGCATTATATTTTCTATATATTCTTCTAACCCATCAGAAATATGTATAGGCTCAGAAATAGCATCACTATGTATAGACAAAGATATTAGATCAGACTGTACAATGTTTATTAAGTCCTCACTGCTTTTACTTGTTAAAGTAGAAGCATTACCTAAAACAGCTTCAGAATGGTTGTTTAATTTCAAGAAAAGTTTATACTTAGTACTATCATCTACTAATTTACTTATAAGCTTGTCTAAATTACTACTTTCTACATGTACATTCAATATAGCATCTATGAAAGCTTCACTACAAAGCTCATTACAACTCAAATCTGCTGCTGTTTTACTAAGTAGTATCTTAGTAAATTTAGTATAACCAGCTTTGTTTAAAAGACATAATATAGAGAAGTACGCTCTTGACTCAGGAGCTAAAAAATCACTTTCCTCTACCCTGGCTAATACATTAAATAGGGCGTCCTCATTGCAGGATATTGTGGCTAATATACTACGTTCATTGGAGGTATCGCAGAAATTTTTTACGTTGCCAACCATACTATTTGTAATGTTTCCGTTGATATAATTCATTCTCTCTCCTGGTTAGTTCACGCTTAAAAGCAGCAATAAGCTCCATAATAGTTTTATCCACACCCTCAAGAAGTAAAAGTTCGTCCTCTAAGGTGTCTATTTCTTCCTGTAACTTATTTAAAACTTGATTAGAAAATATTAAAAATGTTCTAGCATCTTTTTTAGTTTTATGTTCTTTAAGAAGCTCTGCAGTAATTAACCCAAACAAAACACCTTCCATAACCCTCTCTTTATTTGTAACAGTTGCTCTCGTAATGTTAAATTGTGATTTAAAATATATCAAGTATTGAGATAGAGCAATAACACTTTTGCTGACGAATAAATCATCAGCCTGTTCAAGTGTCCTTACATCATAAGAAAACACTTGCTCCATTAAAGAGCTTTCAGGTCTGCATTTCTGGTACATTAATAAATCATTCTCCATCAGGACACCTCATCATCATCTCGTTTATTTTCCTCAGTGCAGAAAAAACCAGTGCAGAAATAATCCAAATCATATTCCTTAGTTTCAAAATTAAAAAAGTTGTACCAATCAGTTTTCATACCAACTTGTCTGCACCTGGTGCTTAAGTCACAATACTTAGGATCTCCAAGCATTGTACCGTCTTTAAGTGGAGCCCAATCACTACAATCTTTATTATATTTTAATCTATCTAGTAAATGTATTTTTCCCATTGTACTCTCCTAAAATAACCCAATATTAATTAACATTTTAATTCCACACAAGAGCATCCAGGTTGTTTATGTACATCTTTATGACAACTATTACAAAGTGCCGCACCATTATCTAGATCCATTGACTCTAACGGATCTTGACTAACAGGTATAATATGATGAGCCTCCAACACACCTTTAGTAGAGCCACATTTTTGGCAGGTGTAGTTATCACGTTCTTTAACTAGGGCCGCCCATTGTTTTTGATCTAGTCTATCATTTTTATATGGTTTGAAATTTTTAGGCCAATGTACTTGATTGTATGTTGGACAGTTTTCTTTACACTCTTCAGAACAATACAAATTATTTTCCCCACACACCTTACCAGTTAGTGCGTCAAGTCTATGCTTTACTTCGGTAGCTTTCGGTATAAATACTTTTTTGCAATAAGTACACTCAACACCTAAAAGTATTAAACTATTATGATCAATTTTAAAAACGGACTGATATTTTTCAAGTTGTGGTGCATATGTTATATAAAGAGGTACATTCTTAACCTTAACACCACCCTTCCAATAATGACTATTGATCCCTAACAAGCCTTCAGTTTTACAAGTATTACACCTACTGGTACTTGACTGAGAAATGTTATTCCAATTACACCAATAAATGTGACCTTTCTTACATTTGCATTGCAGAAGCCGTTTAGAATTAATATAATTTGTAGATAGTAAACTGTCACCAAAAACACATAAGTACTCATGGATATGTTTTAATTCTTTTTTAGCATTGCCGTAACAATATGGACACCCTTGCTTAGACCTTACTGACTCTAAAGTTTTTTTGCCTAGGTAACCACACATGTTACATTTGTAACTCATTGGTACTTTTGTATTTATATATGAGTTTTCTAACAATATAAGGTTATACATATCGAAACTTTCTTTAGCTATTTCTATATTTAATTTACGTGGCACAATTCACAACATTTAATCTAAGTAGTCTTACCACGTTTGTGGCCTTTCTCTTTTTTAAAGGAAGTAACATCAAAACCATGAGCATCTCTTTTTAACTCATCCGACATACTAAAAGGTGGAAATTTTAAATCTACCAGCTCATTACTTAAGTACTGTTCTAGCTTCTGATAGATAGACCAAGGGTCATATAAACTAGGAATACCATAATCTTTAAGCTTAGGGTTTATATTCAGCTGTACTTTATGATCATAATACTCGATGATAAATATAGGAGTACCCAAACTTACAAAAACACTTAGTAAATCTTTCTTATTAGTGTACCCATAAACCCAATTTGTTACAGAGTCAGGCTCTTTTATACTTGATTTACCAAACAATGAGTGGAATACCATAGTTCTCCAACTATTACGTGACTTCACCTCTAACGCATACTGTTTATTACGCTTTATTAAGTAGTCTTTATAGTCAGTATGTGCGCTTATATTTAGTACTTCATGATTCAAATACCCACATAGATATGCTTCATAATTTTTCTCAATAGCTGGAATATCTTTTAGTAATATTACTGGAAGTAGTTTACCACAAATACCTAAAAGTATTGAATCACTATCTCCATGTAATACAGGCCTATGATCCCAGCCATTTAATAAAAATTTAACCAGGTCATGACAAAGCCAATTATTCTTCTTTGTTATATCCAGTGATACTTTGTGGTTCTTTCTATTCCATATAGTACTATTGTTATATGGAACTGCTGAGTCATAATAATCCCTAAATTCTGAAACTATTCTCATAACTATGAATTGTACCTTGTAATATTTAAATAACTTTTAACTATCAAGTGCTTCGTATATACGGTTTAAAACTAATTCATTGTTTATTACATCTATTGTATCATAAAAATAAACTAAAATCAAGTTATTTTTCTCACAGTATTCAACTTTTAAATTATCGCGCCTTTTTTGCGAGTAAAAGTTATCTACCTGTCCGTGAAAATGTTTTACAAATTCGGTGTGCTGTCTACCCTGACACTCTATAAGAATACCAAATTCTTTAATGTAAAAATCAAATAGTAGTCTAGTATTTTTATAATTTATATAATATTCTTCTTTAATAAGTGTAAAAGGAAATTCTTTTTGTAATACCTCAAACACGTCATCAGCTATCTTACTCATGATGTACACTTTAATTCATTATAAGTACAACCTATTATTTTATGAACTTCCTTATGACACTCCTCACAGTAAGTTACACCGTTATCTATGTCAGCTGATTCTAGTGGATATAAAGACATCGGCAAGATATGGTGTGCTACTATAGTTCCTTCTATAGATCCGCATTTTTGGCAGGTGTAGTTATCACGTTCTTTAACTAGGGCCGCCCATTGTTTTTGATCTGATCTATCATAGTTATTAGGATTCTTTCCTTTAGGGTATTTATGCTGTTTGTATGTTGGACAAGCTTTTTTACAACTACCAGAACAGTACAAATTACTCTCACTACCAGTGGACTTATTTATCGACACAATTCTCCTTTCAACAGAGTCAAGACCTGGGATAAATACTTTTTTACATAAGGTACACTCAACTCCTAATAGCTCTAAACCGTTTTGTTCTATTTTAAAAACTGGTTGATACTTTTCTAGCTGTGGTGCGTAAGTTGTATAGAGAGGTATGTTTTTTTTCACAACACCTCCTTTTCGATTTGGAGAATAATTTCTACACTCTTGGCATTTTTCACCCAAGATGTTACCACATCTGTGGCCCTTTAAAAAATCTTTAAAGGTGACGTGTAAACTATATCCGTTTGGGCAACTACATAATAGCTTACTACTATTATTTTTATATTGTGTTTCTAGTAGTATATAGTTATATGAGTTTAAAGTATCTTTTACAAACTCGTAAGTATATTTAAAATTATTATTTACGCAATATGGGCATTTGGTTCCACTTTTAAAGCTGCTCCAACTCATACTGTGTATGTGCCCTTTATTACACTTATAAGCAAGTTTACTACGATTATTTACATATTCTGTAGAAAGTAGCTCATATTTTATATCTGCAAAACACTTTTTTACATAGTCTATCGTAGGCTTAGCTAACCCAAGACACACAGTACAGGTTGCTTTCTTTCTAAAATCGTAAAAACGTTTCTTCTGATCATGTCCCTTTGGGCACTTACATTCTAATGGTGTATCTGTGTTTATGTATGTCCCTAACACTTTCCAACCCACTTTATTGAAGCATGCTTCCACTTGTTCTTGAGTATATTTTAATTTGTTCTCACAAATCACACAACCATACCTTAACAAATCATTCAAGCGCTTGTACTGAACATGACCTGTCGGACACTCACATAACACTGGATCTATTGACCTATGGTATTCACCAAGTAATTTCCAACCCTTTTCCGAAAATTTAGTGTGTACCTGTTCCTGAGTATATTTTTCTGTGCCCACACATTACACCACTTCAGAAGTTCTAAGTTTATCATACTCTTCATGCATTTTGTAATACACGTCTAAACCCAATAGACGGGTAACATCATTTCTAATTACAATGGCTACATCTGGGTTGTCATCAAAAAATTTTATCACTCCGGCCTCACCCTGACCAATATTCTCATCACCATACTTATACCAAGAACCAGATCTAGTAAGAACTCCTAAGTCTGTGGCTATAGTAATAACTTCACCACGTAAGTCATATCCAACACCATACAACAAATTAGTCTCTGATTTAACGTGTGGACAAGCTAATTTATTCTTTACTGTTTCAAATTCAGTTTTGTGACCTATTACCTTACCTTTACTGTCAACTATTCTATTAGCTTTTGACCCCACACCTGACACTCTTACCCTCCCAGTAGCATAAAACGATAGTGCATCTCCCCCCGACGTAACCTCCGGATTTC